GCCTCAGTGAACTAGTAGAAATCCCACTAGTCAGCTATTGTATAAGCGTGTGCGTGCATACTTTAGTTTCCCAAAGGTTAGTTAAACGCCGATTACCATCTATTACTAGATTTGCTTAGTAATTCTGAAAGAACTGACTGGAGACGACTTAAAGTTGGGTGCAAACCAACCTGGCCACCATACCAGTGAGAGCATACCAATGCTCTTAGCTAGAAGTTGATAGTTAGAGAATTCAGAAGATCCGTAGATCGAATGATATTTGATAGTCCAAGCGTTCAGAGACTTGCTGGTGTTGGGGGGTTTATTCCCGATATCCAGCAGGATCTCTAAACAGTTGAACCTGTACTCTTAACGGAGTGTCTGCAGCCCTTACTGGACTTGTCCAGTCAGGAAACTGAAGATTGAGGGCGTCAACTGTAATAAGAATCGATCTGCTGTAAAGCAAGGAGATATAAAGAATCCACCAGGTGCATTGCATTCTGGCTGGGGACCGTATAGGAGTAAAATCCTGAGCCGGGCTCATACCATCGATTAAAACCATACCAATAAATATTCTAATGAATTTAAAATATCTAAAGGAGATCGCGAGCAATCGGATCTCAGCTATGGCGTTTATTACACAAGACAAACTTAATGACAGCTTTCGCGTAAAAGCGAAGGGGCTTATTGTGGGGACATTCGCAAGAATGCTTCCTGCAATAGGTCTTGGGACAACCAAGTACCGTTTAAGTATTATAGTTCACCTTATTAAGAGATTCTCTGTTCTATATAAGAAACAAGGAATGAAAGGATTAGTAATACATCTAAAAGCAACTACCACAATCCTCCAGCAATCGCTGGCTGGATTTAAACTCCGAGACATGACTGGCTTGAACACCAGAATTGCTCGCGGAGCGGGTGGCTTGCCTAGAATGATTCCTAATCAAGACCGACTTATAATAGCAAAAGGGCGAGACCCAAGATTGTTGAGATTCTATCTCACGATATTTAACTTATATCGAATCTTGGAGTTCCCTGGGAAAGTTAAGTTGGGGAGCATTACCTCACCATTCGCGGGTAACAAAGGCTTACGCCCGGTCTATGACCGGGTATTCGCTGATGGAACCGTGTTTGGTCAGTTAGTGACATCCCTAGCCGGCAATAAATTAAGTACTCATGGAATTTCCATGAGCCCTATACTTAAGGCCAGTCCAGGATCTAACCCTGCTATGTCGAGTAGTCATCCCATGACATTATTAATAGGAGCAAGAACCCACAAGGAACAGGGGACCGACGCCGTTATTCTGTACTTTGCTAAGTACTTTGAAAAGAATAGCGATGTTCGATACCCTGGTTTTGCGCGGATCTTTCAAAAGGGAGCAGATATGGCTCTTAACCTATCAGTACCTAGCAACTCTGTTGCTTTGGGGAAATTAGGGCTCAAACAAGAACCTGCTGGGAAAGTTAGAGTATTTGCGATGGTTGACGCCTGGACTAATTGGGCATTAGAACCACTCCATAAGGAAATTTTCAGAATTCTGAAACATTTCCCTGCGGATGGAACTTTTGATCAAATTCGTCCTGTGTTAAATTACACGGCTTGGCCATCTGCATATTCTCTAGATTTAACAGCAGCAACTGATCGGTTGCCTCTTTCCTTGCAAATTCACATTTTATCGATACTTTTCGGTAAAGAGTTTGCTCTGAATTGGGCTCGTCTATTAGTTGAGCGAGAGTATGAAGTCGAATTGCGCTACCCCGATGGGGGATTACCACAAGACACCTTGCCGACGTTTAAGAAACTTCTTAAATACGCGGTTGGGCAACCTATGGGAGCTCTTAGCTCTTGGGCAATGCTTGCATTGACTCATCATTATATTGTTCATGCGGCTGCTTGGCAGTCCGGTCTAATTCCTTATGGAAAACTTTATGACAATTACGCTATATTAGGGGATGATCTAGTTATCGGTGACAGATTAGTCAAGGATTGCTATTTAACAATAGTCGATGCTCTTGGTGTTGAGTGCGGGCTTCACAAGTCTGTGCTTAGCACTAGGGGTGTCGGGATCGAGTTTGCAAAGAGAACCTTCTTTAAAGGAATAGACGTTAGTCCTGTTCCGATATTGGAGTTTATCTCTGCAACTTGGACCCTTCCAGCCGCTATTGCATTTGGACATAAATACAAATTAACCTTACCTCAATTGGTGAAAACCATGGGGTTCGGTTATAAAGTATTAGGGGGACTTGATCGACACGTTGGTCAACTCTCTCGAAAAGTTCGAATGCTACTGATGGCCTTTAACGCTCCACCTATCACATCAACGGATGAAGAAATCTCCGCTTGGTTAGGGAAGGGTAACCCCCTTGTTGGTAGTTCGTCTGACGCAATTAAGGCGTTCGAAACGGAAGTAATAGATACTGTTGAGAAGTTAATTAAGAAGGCGTTTGCGTTTAACGTAAGCACCTATATTAAGGAACAACTCCAGATCTATCGAGTCGGCTTAA